GCTAAAATAAATTTGATTGTTAGAAATACAAAATATCCGGCCGCTACTGCTCCAGCAATCGGAAATCCCACGTCACCAACAAATGTTAAAAAATCCATACAAAAATTACTATTGTGTCTTGTCACTATTTATTCTATAATTTGGTTTCTCCTGTGTAGTTACCAATTAATTGCACACATAAAAAAAGGGAACCTTACGGTTCCCTTTTTATTGTTCTTAGTTTCTACTCTATTATGAGAAAGAAAGGTTAGAAACTGCAACTTCACCAACGTAGTCACCAGCATTACCGAATGAAGACGCTGAGTTAGTTAATTCAACATAACCATATCTAGTCATGAATGAAACAACTGGCTCGAAAGTTGAAGGATCAAGAACTGTTCCACTACTCATTAATGGGATGTATGGACAGTAGAATGCAGCCGCATCACTTTCACTTGAACCCTTATAACCAACTAGAACTGCTGTAGTATCAGCCGCATATGAATCAACATATACCTTCATAGCACCGTTAAGAGTACCAACAAACTTAGTGTTTGTAGGTGCTTCAAATGTACCTTCAGTAGAACGTGCAAATGCAGAAGTAGTAGCAGATTGTAGAACAGTTAATGCCTGTGGAGACACAACAGCCCAGTTACCAGCACCACGTCTTGTTCTTTGAGCGATCTTGTTAGCAACACGGTTAATTAGAACCGCTAGAGCAGCGTGCTCGTCACCAACGAATGTAGCAGTACCAGAAACAGCAGACTGGTCAAAAGTCTCTTCTGTTGCCGCTAGTGAACGTAGAGATGCAAGGATCTCTTGATCGATTTCAGCAGTGATTTCTTGTGCTAGAGCAGCCATAATTTCTGCTTCAACATCAATGCCGTGCATTGAGTTAGCATCCTGTGCTGCTTCGAATGTCCAACGTGCTTGTAGTTTTCTTGTTTTAGCCTCAACCGCTTGTTTTAATAGTTGAACACTAATACCTCTACCACCATCACCTTCAAGAGTTGATGTAGATGCACCGTTTCCTGCTGTACCATCACCTGCGTATGCAGTTGAGATTTGGAAAGGACTTAGTGCTTCGTCGCCTGCTGTAGTATCATTTGCACTACCAGTAGCGTTTAAAGTCTCAGCATATCTTACACGTAGTGTGTGGATTTGTGAAACTGGGCCAGCCATTGGCTGAACACCAACGATTTCGTTAGCAATAACAGTAGGCATAACTCTTCGAATAACTGGAAGAATTACACGATTCAATGTAGCAACATTACCAGATGCAGTTGCACCAGTACTAGCCGCTTCTGAAAGGTAGTTTTTAGTGTTTTCTAAAACAACACCCATAGTTGATCTTTTAGTACCTTGCAGACCCTCAAGTAGAGCATCTTTAGTCTCTGACCAACGACTTTCAATTAATTTTTCTGACATTATTTTTTCTCCTTAATATCAATTAATTAAAGACCCGCAAGACGACGAATATCAACTATATTGTCAATAACATCACCCCTTGATTCTTTAGTTCCCTTATCACCAGTAACCTCGGTAGTACTCTCGGTTAATTGTTCTTTCTTACTCTCTGTTACTACAGATTTGTTTGCAAGAACTGCTGGTAAATACTTGTCAAAAGTATGTTGTAATCTAGAAGTTTGAACATTCTCTAATAAATTCTGCATAACTTCTTTTTTCTCTGTGTTTAGAGGTCCAAGTAAGTCATCCATTATTTGAGCACGTTCATTAGACTCTACGAGTCTTTGTACTTCATTATTTTTCGATTCAACTAGTACTTTTGCTTTTTCCATAGTTTCTTTTGCTTCCGCTAACTTACTATCACGTTTAGCAATTTCATCTTTAAGTTCACGAACCACTGCGTTTTCATTAAGGTGTGTACCTGTAAACTCAGTAGCAAATGCTTCAAAGATACGACGACCAAAGTTGTTCTCACGAGCAACCTTAATGTCTTCTTGTAGTTGTGATAATTCGTCTTCTAGACGTTTGGCAACAGTTTCTTCAAGTTTCTTAGTATTATCTTCAACAAAACTTTCTTTCAGACTCTCTAGTTTTTCTTTTGCTTCAGCAACAAGTCTTACCTTAGTTTCGATTACATCTTTCTTATCTTCGGCAAATTCTTTGATTTCTTTAGCAAGTGCTTTAACTACAAAATCTTCAAGTTTCTGCATACCTTCTGCTTGAATTTTTCTGTCTTCTCTTAAGTCTTTGATTTCCTCAGAAAGTTTAGTAACCATAAACTGTGAGAATTTCTCACTGTTTTCTACCATTTTCTGATTAAACTTAACACGGTCTTCAGCAAGTGCTTCTTTCTCAGCAACCACTTCCTTGATTTCCGCTTCAAGACTTTCGGATACCATACGGTCTAGTGCTTCTACCATTGTTTGTTTGTCATGCTCATAGTTACGAGCAAACTCCTCACGAAGTTCACTTCTCACTTGTTCACGAGTCTCAGCCATCTTCTTATCCCATTCTTCTTGGATTTGAAGACGAGTATCCTCGTTAACTAGTTCACTATCAAGCAAAGGTTTCATAGCATCTAGCATCGATTTCTCCTTTATAATTTAAGATCCTTAATAAGAGATATAATTCCCTCTTTAAGATATCTTTGCGCTGTGATACTTTCTTTAGCCTCAGCCGCTATTTCCATCAACTTATGTCCACCTTTCATATTCAGTAAACCTTCATATATTGCAGTTGGATATGCATCTGGAGCACTTGGTTGTGCTACAACATCGACTGTTACTATTTCAAAATCACTTACATGTCCGTTCGCCTCGTTAACATTTCCACTACCTCGGCTTGAGACACCTAATTTCACTCCGTTACTCAACATGGTCTCTACTAGCGTACCCATTGGTGTCGGGAGTATTTTTAACTTTCCAAATCCGTTAGCACCTTCCATCCACATATCTGTGATGACATGACTAACACGATCTAGGTTAATTTTTAAATCGTCTGGGTGATCTAACTCACCTAGAACACTGTATCCACCACCAATTTGATCTTTTAATGTCTTTACAGCATTACTAATCTCATTGACTGGATAAATTCTTTGGTTTGCGTTTCTAACATCACCTTGGATGCAGAGGCCTTTCATGTAAAGTGACTTTTTGCCGTCTTCACTAGCCTCGTTCTCAAGTACTACTTGAGCCGCATCGAAAGATAATTGTTCTTGTAGGAACGCCATTAATTACGCCTTTTTCATTTCAGCGTCTTCAGGTCCGTCAACACCCATATCTTGTGCTTTAGGAGCAGGACGACCTTTTTCTTCACCTGAACTCATTGCTGCTTCGCCACCAGTACCTGCATCTGCACCACCGTTGTCGTTATTAGCACTTTCTTTGTTAGTTCCTTCTGGCTCTGTAGTAACTGGCTTTTGTGCCGCTTCTAAACCTTCTTCGATAACTTCTTCTTCTGTTTCTGCTTCTGCTGATTCCATTTCCATTTCTTCTTCTGAATCCATTTCCATTTCTTCTTCTGAATCCATTTCTTCACCAGCATCTTCTGCTTCTTCATCAGCAACAAGTGCATCAAACTCAGCCATTAGTTCGTCTAGTTTGTCTTCTAAGTCAACTACACGATCTTCTAATTCTTCGTGGTCTCCTTCGTGCTCATCAGTCTCACCATCATCATTGTAGTCAATACCTTCTTCTTCGGCTTCAACATCATCAATGAAGTCTTCAACTTCGTCACCACCAATTACTTCTTCTTCAGCAACTACTTCTTCAGCAGTTTCTTCAGTTTCAGTTACTTCTTCTTCACTCATAAGTGATTCATAAATCTCACGTGATTTACCCACAACGATTTCGTGGAACAACTCTGATGCTTTAGCATCATCATCATTAATCACATACTCGATTAATTGTTCAAATTTGTTACTCATCGTAAACTCCGTTAAATTAAAAAAAATTTTATATATAAGATTTCTTCGTGATGGTATTTACACATGAGTATCAAAAAAACCCTTAAAAAGGGTTCATTTTTAACAATTTTGTAATTTTTTTGAAATATTGGAGTGTTATTTGTTTCTAAAAACTATGTAAATGTTCTTAAAAACCTCCTGGACCCATACCCATTCCACCACCTTCTTCTGGTGGGGTATACATATTTTGTATCTTTTTGATTTTTTCTTGAGTTTCGATATTACGAATATCATTCATACGACGAAGTTTACGTATTTGTTTTAAAGTAAGACGAGTCTTACGCAAATCATCTTTTGTGATTTGTGTTTTATCATCTTCCACATCTTGATATCCCTCAGATGCTCTTGAAAATAGTTCGTTTAATATCATACTTCTATTTATTATAATCCACCAACATCACCGCCAGGTGTAGGAGGTGCAACATTGACATTCTCACCTTCAAGTGGTTCTGGTCCTTCACCTTCCAATCCTTCATCACCCAAACCACCTTCGATTTCATCCATTGTGTCTAAATCCGACTGGAATCCACCAGGCATTACACCAACTCCTCTCAAATCTGAACCTTGTGCATCTTTGGAAACTGGTTTACTATTTTCTTCTTCCCACATCTCTTCATTCTTCTGAATTTCTTCTTCTGATAATCCAAGATATCTTTCTAAAAGGAATCTTTTACTCAGATAAGGGTATGCTTCTAAATTATTAAATGTTCCCACTCTTGTTGCATCCAATTCACTTTGTCTATAACTTGCAAAGTTCTGTGGTTCATTAAATGTAATATCGAATAGACTACTATCAATATTAAATCCTCTAAATGCAAGATACATTTTGAATTCAGTGTCTAAAACTCTCGAAAGATTGAATTGTAATCTCTTACAATACTGATTAAATCTATATTCTTGAATGAGTGCTGTACCTAAACGACCATCTGTTAATGGTGCAGAACTATCTTCTGGTCCTGAGGGTAGATAACTACTCGGAACTCTAAGACCACGAGCCAATTTATTGTTGAAATATCTTAAATCATCAATTTGACCAAGGTTTTCACCACCTGGTAAGGTATCTACTTTAGAACCACGACCTTCTGCAGTCTGTGGAAAGAAGAAATCCTCATTTGTTGATAATGGATTATAAGTAGCATCCAATAAATTATCACCACCACCGTTCTGTGTTGGTATTCTTCTCTGATGAATTTCGTTTTTAACTCTTTCAACGAATTGCATTGCCATATGAGATGGCATATTACCTACATCAATATAAAACACACGTCTTTCTGGTGCTCTTTGTATTCTGTAAATTAGAATAGCATCCTCTAGTAGTTCTTTTTGTTTGAATGTCTTATAAATGTTCTCAAGAATACTTGTTCCGAATGGCCAAGTTGGATCTAAACCTTCTGTCAAACTTAAATGAACGATATGTTTGGCATCTATTGCTGTTTCTTTGTTGGATTGAGAGAAACGAGTTTGGTTATTATTTAAATTACCACCACTAACTGGAGCAGTAGTCGGTGCAGTATAACCACCTCTACCAGGATTAACACTAAAGTCATCTGTTTTCTTTGCCGCAACTGTTAAATTTTGAAAGTTTGGTGCAATATCTTGTATTACATACTGTTCTGGTTCTTTACCTTCACTTTCATTAACAATAACTCTTGCAACTTTAGTAGGTTCAACCCACATCATCTTGAAAGTTTCTGGATCTCTGATAAAAACTTGGTCACCATACTTAATTGTATTACGAAACATCTTAAACAACCTTTCGTTAAACTTGTTTAACTTAACCCATTGGGATAATTGTTCTTTGATAATTTTAATTTCGTTGTCTGTTGGTTTATCCAAGTAATTAACATCAAACGGACTTTTAGAAACATCGTCTTGTTGTGTGCTGAATTCAGCAATAATATCTAAACACGCATTTACTTCACTATCCATATCCATTGCTTCGTATTGGTTGTATCTTTCAATACGGTTTGGATGTCCTGTGTAGACTTCTGGAAGGTTACTCTGATAGTTCTTGAAACCGAAGTTGTTAGGATTTTGACCCCCACCTGCTATCGGGCTATAACTACCACTAGTATCTGCGACTTTAAAGTATTTTTTCCAACTCATAGGATATTTCTATTCAAATAATTACACCTATTTATGTTGAAAATATTAATCTTAAAAAAAGATTAATTAGACAGTAGATCGAGTATATCTGAATTGATCTTTATTGACTTTATTACCATCATTGATAGCAGATAAAATTCTTTCATTGGTTTCGTTTGCTTTATCCATTTTGGCATTCAAATCATTAATGAAATTATTCATATCATTTCCACTACCATCATTGAACTTAGGAACTTCAAGTTTAGGAAACTCTTGTTGAATAAATCCTTCAATCGCTTTCCAGTTTGACTCTGGGAATATATCACCACCGAAGAATCCTTTTTCTCGTTTAATCATAGGTCTCAACATATTAAGTTGATTTGGTGACAAAATGGTATCAGCACTCAATTTAAATTTATCTTGGAAGTCTTGTGCCAATCTATCACTACCCAAAAATTGTCCAATTGTCATTGGTTGAGTCGCTTTTTGTTCTTTTAACTTTTTAAGTACATTTTCACCTGCACTTAATGCTTTCATTCTCTCAGGTGTTTGAATTATGTCACTAAAAATCACTGCCTCTGGATCAGTAATTTCAACAATACCCTTTATCTGGTCTACATTAAGTTGTGCTTCTTTGATGGCAACATCAGTGTCAGAAAATGCTTTACTCGGTTCTAGATTAGAACGTGTGATTGCATAGGCTTCTTCTGCCATATCTTTTGCAACCTCTGTTAATTTCTGTAAACCACCAGAGATTGTTTCAAAGTTTAAGAAAATACCTTGTACACTTGCAGATGCTGCTTCTAAATTTTTAACAGATTGAGTAACTTCTGTTGTTATTGAATCTTGACCTTTGGCCGTTAAACCTTTGGTAAAAACATCATCTATTGTGTTTTTATTATCGACAACGGCTTTTGCTAAATCACCTTGTGCAATAGAAATAAAATCAGTAAACTCACTGAATGGTGCATAGATACTTGCGTCATCCCCGACTGCCATTGCTAGACTAGTGACTTGATTTTCCATTCTTTGTGCACCAGTCTGTAGGTTACCTAATGCAGTTCCCGTATCAATCGTACCTGCCTTTAATGCGTCTACTGTTTGCATCAGATTACCAGTAGTTAATTGCATCCTTTTTGCTTCTGGTGAATTTAAGAATCCTGTTGCGGTATCTTGGATTGCCTTAGATAAAGTTGGGAATCTAGTTGCAGTTTGCATAACAAGTGATCTAACTCTTGCTGCAGCAGCCGGATCAGTTTGTTCCATCTTTCTCATTGCGGCTTGATATCGAGCATTTTCCATTGCTCGTTTTAATGCTGCTTCTTGTTCTTTACGAGAATCACCAGTCAATCTTGCTGCTAGTTCTAGTTCCTTAGATAATTCAATTGTTCCTTGTCTCAACATAACTTGGTCACCCATTGTTTGGGCACCGGTTCTACGCTGGATGTCTGCATATAACGCAAATGAATCTGCTACATCTTCTGTAGTAAACCCTAAATTTCTCAAAGCATAATCTAATCCTGGACCTTCGACTCCTTTGAAGATGTTCATATTAGTCGCAAAACCTTGTGCTGCCTCAGACGAACTTGTATACAATGCAGTCAAAGCACGAGCGTTCTGTGTAATCATTTTAGTGAACATCTCTTGTGGAACTCTTGCTTCCACAAATGCATCTCTAAATTCTGTTAAACCTCTGGCTCCACTAAAACCAACTTGACTGAATGCTTGATAAGATTTTAGACTGGCATCTAATTGATTTGCAAATAATTGTGTACCTTCACCAAGTACTGTTGTTATTCCTTTTAGAACTATTCCTAATGGACCTGCCGCCTTTACTAAATTTCCAAGACTAGATATTGCACCACCAATCGAATTACCAAAACTACTTAATCCTGCATTTCCAGATGCTAGATTTGAAAATGCACCTGTTAAATGTCTTGTAGTTCCTCTTAAATCACGAAATGATGTAGATGTACTTGATATATCACCAGAAAGTCTTGCTAGTGTTCTTGCAACATCATCGGCTGAATAGCCGGCACTTCTCATTGCTTCGGCTAGTCTTTGTTCTTCGTCAGAATAATCAGGCATGTTTTTTTGTCATATAAATAATTTTGCTTTGTTATATTTATAATTTAAAAACTATGTCTGAAAATCCATTAAGTAACTACTTTAGAACACCGGCGATTTATATTAAATTACCAAGTAATGGTAAGTTTTATCCAAAAGGTGCTCTCAAAATGACTAAGAATAAAGAACTTCCAGTTTATCCAATGACTGCAATAGATGAGATTACTTACAGAACCCCAGACTCTTTATTCAACGGAACCTCGATTGCCAAAGTAATTGAAAGTTGTGTTCCTAATATTAAAGATGGGTGGGCTGTTCCCAATATCGACTTAGATACAATTCTTGCTGCAATCAGAATTGCAAGTTATGGACACACAATGGATATAGCAACTGAGTGTCCAAAATGTAAGGAAACATTGGATTACGGATTAGATTTAAGAACCGTGTTGGAGGGTTTAGACGAAGGTGATGTAGTAGATGAAGTTTCAGTCGGTGATTTAGAAATACATATTAGACCACTTTCTTACAAAGAAGTTAATGAAGGAAGTATGGTTCAGTTCGAAGAACAAAAGGTTAATCAGACTCTCAATGATGCAAATATGACAGAAGAAGATAAACTAAAAATTCTTTCACAAACATTTGAAAAAATATCAAGAATGACTTTGGATACTCTATCTAAGAGTATTGAATACGTCAAAACTCCAGAAACTGTTGTTGATGATCAAAAACAAATACACGAGTTCTTAACTAATTGTGATAGAAACATTTACACAAAGATTAGAGATAGTGTTTCCAACCTTAGAGAAAAGAATGTTTTAAAACCACTACACATTGTTTGTGGTGAGTGCCAACACGAATACGACCAACCGTTTACATTGGATATGTCCAATTTTTTCGGATAAGGCTCTTAGTTTTAGACGCTGAAGAAATAGCGGGATACATCGAAGAATTAGATAAAGAAACTAAGAGCATTAAGGAACAAGCCTTAAGGATTAGTTGGAATATGAGAGGTGGTATTTCGTACAACGAAGCAATGGGATTGAGTCACGAAGAAAGAGAAACAATCGGAAAAATAATTAAAGAAAATTTAGAAACAACTAAAAAATCAGGACTACCATATTTCTAATGCAATTAAAAAATTACATAAAAGATGTACCAGACTTTCCAAAAGAAGGAATCATATTTAAAGATATATCTCCTTTGCTCAATGATGTAGATGCTTTCAGATATGTAATACACACTATTTGTGACAGATACAAAGGAACGAAAAAACCAGACAAAATTATTGGTATGGACGCACGAGGTTTTATCTTTGGTAGTGCGGTCGCATTTCATTTGGGAGTTCCATTTGTAATGGTACGAAAAGAAGGAAAACTCCCTGGTTTTCGCTATTCAAAAAAATATGATTTGGAATACGGTAGCAACACATTTGAAATACAAAAAGACGCGATTGTAGAAAATGATAAGTGTTTAATCGTAGATGATTTATTGGCAACGGGTGGGAGTGCTGGTGCAGTAGCAATCTTAATAGAAAATGTCGGTGGTAAAGTTCTAGCATTAGAATGTATTATTGAATTACTGTTTTTAAAGGGAAGACAAAATTTAGACTTTCCTATTAGATCACAAATAAAGTATGAGTGAGTTTAGATATGGCATTGTGTCCGCAATGCAAGAAGAAACAGAAAAGATTGTTAAAGAATTTAATTTAATTCATATCCCCCTTCAAATACCAAATATATATTTTAATGATGATATCGTTTTAATAGAATCTGGTATTGGAAAAACCGCAAGTGCTTATGCTACAACTCATTTAATAAATGTGTGGCAACCAGACCACATTATTAATATAGGGTTGTGTGGTGGAATAAATCCAGATTTAAAAATTGGTGATACTTTTTTAGTAAATGATGTTCATCAGGCAGATGCATATAAACCTTTCGAAGGATATGAAGATTTTGTCGCTCATATAACTCTAGAAAATTCTTATTGTAAAGTTAAATCCAAATCTGCTAGTTTAGCAACGGTTGATAAATTCGTTGATCGGATTGATTCGAGTTTAGGGTTCGAACTATCTGCAGATATAGTTGATATGGAAGGTTACAGTGTTGCATATGTTTGTCAACAGTATCGTAAGCAATGCTGTTTAATAAAATCTATTTGTGATATGTGTAATGAGAATAGTGACACTGATTTGTATGATAACTTAGAACTCGCCATGAACAACGGTATCAAAATATTAAAAAAGATAATCCGATGAGATTAAATTTAGAAGAAGTCAAACAAGACATTGATGATTGGATTGAAAACTTTTTAGAAGTTAAACATCCAGATTTAGGAAACTGGACTCCTTGT